ACCTGCTGTCCTCTTCACTGTATTCTGCAATCGGTATGTCCAGTTGTTGCCTCAGGCTGTTGCCGTACATCGATAGATCCGTTTCTATGTCTGTGGGTGCCTGCTCCTTGTAATACAACTCCATGTTGTCTAGGTCACGTATCTTGAAATGCTCATTGTTGGCCTGTATCACTGTGTTGAAACAACCCATCCTCGCTCCCAACATGGCGTACTTGCCATGTTCAACGTCCGAACCTACTGTACACCAAGTGCTGAGTATTCTTAGATTGTTTGGCCACATTTTACTGAAATCTTCGGCAGGTATAGGTTTGCCTTTCTCTGTACTCATCTTGACGCCTTCCCTGTAGCCTGCTACAAACGCCTGCTGTTCAGAACCATTTATAATGGTGGTGGAGTAACAGTTATGCAGATTCTCATGCGGGACACCCCAGCAGAAATCAATTTGGTTCTCTTCTGTTTCTGCGTTCTCATGTGTCTTCATAGCAAGGCATGTCTGTTTATCCCATCCAACTAGCCCACCATTGCCATACACGAGGCCATTGATGTTGTTCCTGGCCCTCCATCTGTGTACTGCTTTCTTGTCCGTCTTTGTCCAGTCCAGTGTTTCTAACAAAAAAAGTTCATCAATTATGTTGTCTCCATCTACACTTATAAAGAAATCAGTATCTGCCACTTCAGCGGCGGCCTTGTGTGCGTTGTCAAAACCAACCACGCCGTCGACACGTTTGGCCCATGGCACCTTGTTCTTCAAGTCTGCCCAGTTCTCTTCCTTGTTGGGCTCTTTGAATGAGATGTACACAAAGTCTATATCGCTTATTCGTACTCTATCTGCCATGTCTTCCCTCCTTCGCCTATTTCCTCTGGCCAGTGTATATCATTGTCGACAAAATGATAGCCTTTGTTGGATCCAAGCAGTTTCCTAAATTTAGATTTCATCTTTGGAATTGGTTTCAAAACTATTTCTCCATCTTCAAGCATGTAATACTCTTGACCCCGTTTCATTATTTCTAATGATCGTTCCAGCGAGACCTCAATCTTGACTCCGTCAATGTTCACAAAGTGTTTCTTTGGCCCCCTCTTGGGTAAATTAGCAAGTGCTTCAAATATTCCTGGCATGTAACTCCTTGTCGTGGTAGTGCCACACCCTGCTGACACGTGTCTCCCCCACGTAAATCTTATCTCCACTGACGTTTGGCATCAAGTAATCGTTATGGTTAGCAAATCGGCCCAACCCATGGACATCTGCCTTGTTGTGTATGAACTTAAACCAATCATAGTCTATGAGATCTGTTGCTGTGGGATCCATTATTCTATAGGCAAGTGCAAACACGACGTCTGTGCTTGGATATTCATCATGACACGCTACAAGAATTTGCGATTTGACTTGTTGCCAATTTTGCACTATGCTCTCTGCGATTTTGTAGAATTTTTGTGCCTCCTTGCTCCTACGGAAATACATCAGTCCGTTGTAGATGTTTGGTAGGCAATTCCTCACAAAAAGTTTCCTGTACATCGTGTCTTTTACAATATTGCTCCTGTAGTCAAAACAGTCTACGCTGAACACAAGGTTGTGTTGACCTAAATGATGCCACCACCAGTCAGTGTTTATTGTCCACAACATGTCGGCCTCTAATTTGATTGTGTGAGTAAATGGTGTAAGGGCGAATGCTTTGTACTCATTTGCCCATTTTATGTCGTGTTCAGCACTGTCATCTTCTTTAAGCACCTTGACCACATCCACATGTTGGCTTTCAAAATTACTTTTTTCATCTGTGATCACACAGATTTTGTTTTCTGTGTTGTGCCTCTTGATGCTCCTCGCAAGTTCGATGGACATCTCGACGTAGTCTGTGTCGTTGTTGTTCTGTGCGAACCATAGAAATCCTCTAGACATCTGCCATCTCCTTATTCAGCACGTGTACGTCCTGCCCTGTAATGAAATCGATGTTGTCTTTGTACTGCCATTTCAATCCATTTTTGTCAAATTGTACTATCTTACAGTCAGGCGGTAATGTTGACAAGGCAAACGGAAAGGTATCATATCCAAGAAAGCCATTCAACTGTTGTAACGCTATCGCGAACACGTAATCATTGCGAAGATTTTTTGTCCTTAGCCTGTAAAGATCTACAAAATACGCATACCATTTTTTTACATACTTGACCATGTCAAATATCCTTTTTGCTTTTTTGGTCTTTTTAAAAACCAGCACAGTTGCCCACACCATTGGTATTACGCTGAACTTCCTGTGATCGAAACTGTTCCTGTTAGTAAGATCATATGCCATGTTGGGCAAAAGGAAATCATAATTTGTATCAAGTAATTGCAACAAATTGTCAGAAAAACAAAAATAGTCAACGTCCATCACTAGTGTGTTATCATACGGAGAAAGTTCATACGCCATGTGCCTGTCAGCGTTGTTCCAGGATTTGCCCAGTTTAGTATTTCCCGTCTCAGGTTCAATAAATTTGTAATTTACCATTCCTAGTGGTGCTGTCTGCTTGAAGGTTGAGAAGTTCGTAACGACTGTTATTGGTAACTTAAGATTCTTTTTAATCAGGCCCACAGATCTTTCTAATATCTTGTGGTACTTTGTGTGTTCTGTGTCAAAACAGAATAGTAGCACTCCCTTGGTCATCATTCACCCCTTTTAGTAAAACTTTCGTACATCTGGTGATATGCGTTCAAGGCCTCCTGGTTACGAGCAATCAGTTTTTGCAATAAGTCATCAGCATCTTTTATCTGCACAGGATTACTATTAGTGTCCAGCACATAGAAACTGCCGTGGCTTTCCTTCAGTGTCCTTACTAGACAGATTGTGTGAGGATCTGCACGGAAAAGGTGTCCATTGTAGGCCAAAACCTGTCGTGAGTGTGCTTTCTCTAAAGCGTTACGTTTAGCAACTGCCATGTCGTAGGAAAGGTCTGATTGTTTTTTTAGATCGCGAATATCCATACCAAAATTATACAATAATTATGGTGTAATATCAACCTGGTAAAAATTATTTTGCTTTCCTAATTCCGTATGCAAGTAGGACAGCACGTGGCACGCTACCAGTGTATACCAAACTGTGTACGAACCTACGATTGTTTATGAATATAGGTTTGCTTACATCTAGCAGTCCTACGTTTCTGAACTTGAATTTGATCTGTTCAGGGTTCCCGGACAGCACACAGTACAACTGGGTTGGGCCATCTATTATGCTTTTACCATCCTCGTAGGTAAAGTCGTCCATGTGTATGGGTAGCACCGAATTTGGTTGCAACTCCACATACTGCATCTGTAATATATCTGTGAATCCAAACCTGCCCATGGTGTCCCTGAGTTTTCCATTCTTTATCTGATCCAGTTTTATGGTTGGCAGTGCTGGTTTAGGTTGTAGTGACTTACACTGTCCTTGTCCATAGAACTTTGTGTCCGTGAACTTTAGATCTTCATCTAGATCTAAATCAGTGTCCACGTAACCATCACATTCTAAGTATGGTAAATTATTGAAGTCTTCCTTGTGGTACCAGTGGGGACCTTCTCCTCTAGCAAAGAACTGTTTGACGCTAGTTGGTATGAAATCTCCCGCAACTTGCTCGTCCCAACTCTCTGTAATCAAGTATTTGTCGGCCAAGTTTCTAAATCTAAGTAGATCTTCTTGTGCTATGCATTTGGCTATCCTAGAAAAATATTGGGCACAATCTCCGTGCAACCATATCTCATAACCGTCGGCTGTGTTTTGGCCTGCGTTCAGACAGTGTCTGATTGACTCTGATCCAATCTTGATGTCTGTGATGTACTTCCTGTGTAGGTTGATGTAACACTTGTGCCAAGAGTCCGGCATGTTGATTATACCAGACTGCGAGATTGTGTTGCCGTTAAGTCCTATGCATTCAAAACTGGCATTGACTTTTGTGAATATCTGTACCTGCATACGCAATATTTAATTGCACAATCAGTTGATGTAAATTATTATGATGTGGAGTTTGAAACTTCTGCGTTTGAGGCCGCCTGTATGGCCGCCGCCAACCCTTGTGCATCAGTTGGATGATGTTCAATCAAGGCCAATGTCATTCTAGGAGCCTCGTTTGGATTTGTAGGAATACTGTCAAGGTTACCACTAGTGTACTGGGTGTCACTCGCTCCATCTGTGGCCACCATCTTGATGGTTAACACTGTGGCTGATCCGACTGCCGCATTCAACTTGGCCTGTATAGAAACGTTGTTTCCGGTGTACCCTGAGTTGTCTGAAGTAATTTTTATAATTTCGGTGTATGACGTTCCAAGGTTATGGAAACCATTTGCCAGTCCGTTAGTGGTCAGTGTCTCACCTGAACCTGATCTCACACTAGACTGTGCTTTAAGGTCTAAGTTACCTATGGCTCCAGTGGTGATCGTGTTGTATACATCATCTTTAGTCCCGTCAATACCTGTTACGCAACTAGGGTCAATCCTGATGAATCCACCTGCGTTGAAGAATGCCCTCATGGTGTTGTTGTTTGCAAATGTAACCGATCGCTCAATGGTAGAAGTGGAATTCCATGTTGCCGAGTTAGTGCTTGAACCTACAGCGTTTGTGCCAATAGCAGTTGCACCTGTTGAACCGCCAGCAACCGCCGCCGCCAAGTTAGCAAGATCACCTATAAGTGCTGATCGAATTGCAATATCGTCTCCTGCTGATACCGATGACGAAGTGATAGAAACGTTTGTGTGGTTGGCTATGTTGTCCAAACCCGTGAATAATGCGTTCCAACTTGATGCCGCAATGGCGTCCCCCGCCGAAACTGTTGAGATTGATGATTGGTTCAATCCGTATTCGCCTGAACCTGCTCCTGCAAAATGGTTGTATCCAAACGGATCAGTAGAGCTACCAACAAATGCGTTGTACTCATCATCTAAAATTGCGTCACCCGCCGAATATGCCATGTTACTACTTAACTCCTATAACGCACTCTGTGAGTGCTGTTTCTTCATTATATTTATCTTTAACTAAACGCCCAAGAACGTTGAAATGGTTGCACTCGTCTAAAGTTGCGACACGTGCCTCGCCTCCGCCTGCTGAAACAATCCTGTCGCCTGCTGTTCCTTTGCCTTTTAAGGCCACTAGCACCCGTCCTTTTAGTGCCACCATTGGGTGTGAGTCGTTGTTTCCTGCTGAAGCGTTCATTAAAAATGCTGGACTTTCGCTGACTACTCCAAAAACCTTGTCACTCAATTCAGTATCACATCTTGTTATCTCTTCTGATCCGCCCAATATAACAACTTCACCTATAGATAGTTGCACATCTGATGCGTATCTTTCCGCCAAATCCGCGTACTGAGCCGATGTTGATGTTGCATGTACTATGTTCGCTCTCATATCAACCAACGTTGGTGCAGACATTTCGTCTCCGCCTCCCGACTTGAATGCTGTCCAGGCACCGCCTGCGTTTCCGTGTATGGTCGTGCCGTCATCCGCAAATGTCTCGTCCCATACCCAGTATAGGTTCTGTTCCGTAGCAGTTGATGTTTCGCCTCTGTTTACTTTTAGGCCTGTGAAACTAGGCATACCAGCATTACTGGATATCCCCCTGTTCAATTCGATGATGTTGTCCTCCACCGACAGTGTTGTGGTGTTGAGTACCGTGTTGGTGCCGTCGACAGTAAGGTCTCCAACTCTTAAGTGTTCGATCCTGCCTGTTGATCCTTTGATTCTTAATGCTTCAACGGTAGTTCCGCCATCGTTGACTGTGAATATGATGTCTTTGTCTTGCGTAGTTTGTGCAATAGTAAAATCATCACTGGACAAACTCATTGTGATGTCTGATCCTGCACCAATTGTTAGTCCTGTGTCATTCAAGACCCCAAGAGAACCTGTTGATGTGTCGTTAGCATTGGACCTCAGGTAGTTGGCCGCCGCTACGCCACCAAGTGCATCTGAGTCTGTTGCCGTACCTCTGAATTTAACAGATGATACCGTGCTTGAAAGTTGTAATCCTTGTGCTATGGATGAGAAACCTGCTGTTACTAATGCCGCTCCCAATGTTTCCGATGAGCTTGGCGTGAATGCAATGTTAGAAACTACACCAACAGTTGTGTCATTGGCAACTAGTTTAAGAATTGATCTCCTTACACCTGTGTTGTCTTCCGGGGTCTCTGTTACTACCTGTGTCACTCCTGAACCTGCCACTGTGGTTGGACCAATCAGCGTCCATGCAGACCCTGTGTAGACGTAAAGTTGTGTGTTGGTTGTGTCAAACCACATGTCTCCCAGCACTGCGTTTGTTGGTGCAGATGCTGAGTTAGATGTTGATCCAACTGGTTTAAATTTTGATCCTGTGTAGACGTTCAGTTGATTGTTCGTCTTGTCATACCACAACTGACCTTGTATTTTCTTTGATGGTGCAGATGTGTTGTTGAAATTCTCTAATAATTTGACAAGGTTCTCATTAAGTTTCTCACCGAACCCTGCATATCCTTTTCCAATTAATGTAAGGTCTGTGGTTGCAACGTCAATAGTCCCGTCTGCCAGGGTAACAAGTAAAGTTCCAAATGTGTTGTTAATCTTGTATGCCATTGCCTAGTTGTTGTTTGATCTGTTGTCTCTGACTTCTGTCAAGAAACTAACATCTCCAACCAATTTTATCAATATTGTTGCAAGTTCCGGGTTCAGCATAGCGTCTATTTTTGCTTCTTCTTCCGCTGTCCACTCCTTACTGTAATTGTCGTTGATATAGTCTGCGACTTCTTGTTTGGTTGCCATTATAATGTACTCCTTACGCTTATTTATTACGTGATTCTATCTGCTCATCATCTGATATCCAGGTTAAATCCTTTGTGTACGCCCCATCTAGATCCCTTACGAATGCCTTCAAGTTGCTTTCCGTAAGCACCATATTGTGGTATTTTGTATATCTTTTGTGGAGTGCTTGTTGTTTTGTAGCAGTGTACACCAACTTCAACTTTTTTGTCTTTGCCAGTTCCATTATCGAGTCAATGCACTGTTTTAGACATTTGTGTACAATACGTGGTTTTGCATTTTTATCGGTCACCAGCCATTCCATTAGTCCAAATGCGGTTCCATCACACACATACAGTCCCCCAGCACAAACAGGCATATCGCTATCCTCAACTATCACTCCATCGGGTGGCAGGCACTCCTTTGGAACCACACCAAACTCCCATTGGTTCCACCATTGTACAAGTGTGTCATAATCTTTGTCTCTATCCCAAGGCCTAATCTTCATTTTTTTGTATCACAATCTTGTTGACGTTAAATGTTGATTCAAAACAAAAAAGCACTGCTTCTGCCACTTCCTTCGGATCTAGTTTTGGTAAATGTTTCCATAAACCTTTTGTCATGTCAGTATCAACGACATCAGGACACACGTCATAAACGGACAATGGCTTTCTTAAAAGTTCGACCTGTAGGTCATTGATGTATGCTATTAACTCTTTTTTTGACTCGCAGTATTGAACGTATTCAAACTTATTCCATATTTTAAATTCATTTGCATCTTGGCCTTCTTCTGTTCCAGACGTGCTTGTAATCACTGCAACCTTCATGGCGTTGAAAGAATGCTTACCGTATATCCTTTTGAGAAGTTGCATTTGTCCTACTCCGGCATTGGCATTTATCACAACAAGGTGACAATCTTGTATCTGCTCCATTATCTTTTCTTGGTCAGTCAATAGATCATATCCATTGCTCCTGCTGAGACCTATCACTGTGTACTTTTTTGTTTTATAGATGTCTGCTATTGCTTTGCCAATCCCCTTTGTGTGGCCTATAATTGCAATTTTATTTTTGTTTTCTTGATTCATACGTTTCCACTAAATTATCCAAACCCTCAAAGCACTCCGAATAGTGTTGGTAATAATTTACAAATTTATCTTTAGTGTACGCTGATTCTTTCCAAAAGTCAATTAATAACGTGGTTCTAGGACCAGGATTTTTGTTGAATCCGTTGTGTAATTGTAGGTCCGGCTGGAACACAAACGCTTTGCCTGTTGACCATGTCATTAGTTCCTGCTTGTTACTGTCTAAGTTCATCACATGCATGCCACTTTCGTCTCCACCTCCGTCGTCGAGGCACATTTGGTATCTCCAACCACCTTCGTCGTCGGTGTGATTACCAATTTTAGTGTCTGAGCCTACTGTCATAATTGCAACATTTGTTTTATAAGGAAATTTCCTAAGTATCGAGTAGAGCATTGGATAATCGTTGAAGTCTTGAAGTTCTTTATCTCCTGATTGTATTCCCAACGCCTGCCATTCTCCATGGACATAGTCACCTGACCTATCATCAAAGTCCTCTGGCATTCCCCTTACGCTGTCTGAAAAGTCTTCGGGCTGAAGGAATGTTTTATTTGGCTGTGTATCAAACTCATACTTGATGTTTTCCCAGTGTTTCTCGAACTGTCGAAAACACTGTCCTTGTTCGCCGTGGTAAAAACTGTTATGAAGCATTCAGTATATTAACATTTTTATCATGAATTTGTCTATCATGATCCTGCCAATTACTAAAAATCTGTTCGCCGTGATTGATTAGTTCCTGCTGTTCGCTTAATTCGAAGTAGTCAGTAAATTCTGTTCCGTTGATAATAATTCTTCTGTTTTCAGATCCAAACACGTACACAATCGCGTCCTCGTTACCAAGAGAGACTCCATGTATGCTGTTTTCAACTCTCGTCCATCTGCCATCTTCTTTGACCATGTGGGTACCTGAAACTTGTATGCCTTTGTAATCATATAAATTGTCTATTAAGAACTTACCAGTTGCAAAAACTTTGCCACCCACTGCAACTTTATCACCAATGTCCACTGTCTCAACCGCTTTGAAAGTGCCATCTGCCATTGTTATCATTGTGCCTGCCATGAAACAACCACCACCTCCAGTTCCACCACTTCCTGAACTTGATCCACCTTCTGCGTCTCCAAAACCTGCGGCAGTCTCAGTAAATGTTATACCTGAATTGAATAAAGCCTTCCATGCACCGCCTATTTTTACGTAGCCTTCTGTGAGCTGTTTCCACGCTCCACCAACTTTAAAAAAGGCCTCACCTATGTCTTTCCATGCTCCGCCAACTTTAAACTCTGCCTGCACACCCATATTGAATACTACTACTGCCTTACCATCAGCACCTGAATTACTTGGTTGTCCACCAACGGCAACTCCTGCACTGTAAAAAGCATTATCTGTTCCTCCTGGCGTGACTCCTGAGCCGTTGCTCGCTGTGCCACCTGCCGCTGTGTTTGATCCTGACTTACCACCCGTACCGCCGTTGTCTCCTGACCCTGCATTACCTGACGCTCCACCATCAGTACCTCCGCCACCAGCACCTCCACCACCACCGTCGCCGGCGTGATCCTTACCGTTCTCACCAAGTGTGCCTGGTGATTCTCCTGTTGCTGAGTGTCCGTTGTCACCTGCTGTACCGTTTGATGCCACACCTGCTCCGGCACCACCTCCACCGCCTCCTGCTGTGGCAATCTCGGCTCCATCTGCAAGGACCGTAGTGGCTCCTCCGCCACCTCCGCCTGATCCTGAGTATCCTCCTGGTCCAGCGTTACCGCCTTCTCCGCCTGAGTATCCTGCAATACTTTTTCCGTTTGCTCCACCCGGTGCTGATCCACCTTGTACCCCGCCGGCTCCACCACCACCAACTGCCACCGTAAGTGTCTTGCCTCTTTGTGATGACATAGAGATTGTGGATGATGTTACATGCTGTCCCGCGGCTCCTATACCTCCAGGTCCACCTGCGTCTGATCCTCCTCCGCCTCCAGCGCCACCCCATAGGTGCACATCTATTGAAGTTGTGCCTGCTGGGACCACTGCTTGTTGTAGTGTGCCTGTGTAGTTAAATGTTCTGGTTAATGTGGGCATGGGATTAAGCCTCCCTTACAAACCAAAGGTCTCCGTTTGCACCTTGCCCTGATGTTGGTGCTGAAGTTTCAACGTATCTGTTTCCTGCGATACTGTTACTACTATCATCTGAGATTGTTGAACCACCCCAAAGTTTAAGTGATGTTGTTACCTGTCCAACAGTTGGCACTGTCGTAGCCGACGTGCTAGTCGATGACGTTATAGCAGAACCCACAGCGTTCAATGTCAAAGTTGTCACTTTAAGATCGCCTGTTGAAGAATCTGTTGTTAATGCTTTTGTTCCTTTGTTTGCGTTACCATCATCTGTTAAGTCTGCTAATCTAATTATTTGTGAATATGATGCACCATGGCCTGCTGTCCAAAAATTTTCTGACACGTCATAAAAAAGTCTTGCATCGTCCGTATCACTTGTCTCAACAATAAGTCCTGCATCTGCTTCACTGTTCCCTGTATTAACTTTTAAGAAAGTATCTACGTGTTCTACAATGTTAGATGACGTATAGTCGTAAGCACCACTTACGTTAAGGTTACCTGTGATTGTGACATTACCTGTGATTGCTGTTGCACCTGACATGGTTATTGCGCCAGTTGAACCTGTGAATGCCAGTGGAGTCTTGGTTGATCCACCATCATTAATAGTGAAACTTAAATCTTTATCTTGCGATGTCTGGGCCACTGTCACATTGTTGCTCGACACCGATACCGTCAATTCCTGTGCGTCACCAACAATTAGACCTGTGTCGTTGTCGATTGTCAAACTGCCAGTTGTTGTGTCCGCCGCATCCGATCTCAAGAGGTTTCCACCTGCTATTAGTGTGCTGGAGGTGTTTGTTGTTCCTGACACGTCGATGTTGGATGCCTGCGTGTTTGTTCCTTCGAACACTGCACTTAGAGTTGAATTAAGTGTAAATCCTGCTTTTATCTCAGCGAATCCTGTCTGCGTTAAAGTCGGTGTAAATGTTTCTGCTGATAATATTGCTACCCTTGTGTTACCTGCGTACATTGATGCCACAACCTTGTCGCCACCTGAACTGCCAAGTGTCTCGATCTTGAATCCTGAAAGGGTCTGTCCTGCTGTGTAAACCGGTCCTACCAGTTGCCAGGCACTGCCCGTGTATACGTAAAGTTGATCATCATCCGAGTCCGTCCAAAGATCTCCAGCCGATGCTGAAGTTGGTTCTGTGGATTGTGCTTTTGCACCACCTGATGGTTTGAAAGCCGAACCGTCATACACCTTAAGTTGATTTGATGTAGTATCAAACCAAACTTGACCTTTTAGAGGTGCCGATGGTGCCGTTGTTGACGCTGAGTTTTCTAATAGTTTAACTAGGTTCTCGTTTAATAATTCACCAAAGCCTGAATAACTCTTTCCAAAAAGTGTCAAACTTGTTGTGTTGTTTATTGTGCCATCTGTTATTGTGGCAACTACTGTTCCGTCTGTTTTGTTGATTGTGTACGCCATATACTAATATTTACAATCTTCCTACACTTATTAAAATAGCACTTTGTCCGGCGTCTGTTTTATCTTCCATTGCTTTACCTACCACAGATCCTAATTCAGGAGTGATTGCCTTTTGGGCACAACCTGGATGTGAACCGCAAGTGGTTAGAAGATCGCCTTTTGTAACAACACCATGCACTTTACATTTTACTTTTCCTACAAGTGCAACAGCCTGACCATCTGAATCACTGTTCATCAAATATGCAGGATCTTCACTTATTACGCCTGCCACTCTTGTGTCATTTGAAATAGTTGATTGTGTTACTTCTTTGTCGCCGCCAAATATCATCACTGTTCCTACATCATACGTAGAGTCAGATTCGTATATCTCAGCCAAGTCAGCGTATTGGGCCGACGTCGCTTTTGCGTGTACTGTGTTGTATTTTTTACTGGTTGTTCCTATGTCGTAAGTTGTATTTGCATCTGGCTCTATTTCTTGTGTGGTCAATTTGTCAGCCAATACCAAAGTTCCCATTGTGTTTGCACCAGAACTTGTTACGTTTCCTGTTACATCTCCTGTAATTGGGCCTGCAAACGCAGTTGATGTCGTTGTGCCTGACACTTGTAATTTTGTGCTTGGTGTGGTAGTTCCTATTCCAACATTGGATTCAGAACCATCAATGGTCATCACTGTTACTGTGGTCCCAGCATCATTCACTTTGAAAGTTATATCCGTATCCTGTACAGTGTTAGATATTATACCACCCGATGAGTCAACTGTGATTGTTATGTCACTGTCTGTTCCAACAATGACTCCACCATCGTTGGCCACAGATAACGTGCCTGATGTGGTGTCGTTGGCGTTTGATGTGAGGTAGTTGGCCGCCGCTACGCCGCCTAGTGCATCTGCGTCAGTTGCCGTTCCTTGGAATTTTAAGTCTGAAATTGCTGTGCTTAAAGTTATACCCTTTTTAACACTTGCAAAACCAGTCAGTGTTGATTTTGGAGTGAAAGTGTCTTCTGAAATTATTGCAATAAGGTTTCCGTCATTGAACAACTTGGTTATGTTCTGTGTTACATCTGCAGAATCAAATATAGCGTCAAACGTGAATCCGTTTGTTGTACCTGTAGAACTTGGTGGTCCAACAAGTATAGAAGACGCTCCGTCATAGAAATAAAGTTGTCCTGTGTCTGAATCGATCCATAGATCTCCCCGTGTAAGTGAACTTGGTGCTATTGACTCATAAGGTACGTTTCCTCCTGCAGGAACAAACGCTGAACCTGAGTAAACTTTAAGTCTGTTATTTGTAGCATCATACCAAAGTTGTCCACTGATAGGTTTTGTAGGTGCAGAAGTGTTTGAAAAGTTTTCTAATAAATGTAAAAAGTTTTCTGCAATGCTTTCTCCATAACCTGCATATCCCTTTCCTATAAATGAAAGATCGGTCTGTGAATTTACTACGCCATCCTGTACAGTGTATGAATTGGGCGACGCCGAACTATTGGTCTTGTTTACAGTGTATGACATTAGTATCCTGTGTTACCACCTGACGTAGTTCCACTTACCGTATTAGAAGTTGACAGTGCAGTTGAACTTGTCTCAGTGAATGTTGTTAAACTTTGTATTCTTAATGTGTAGTCAATCTGTATCAATCTGTTCAAGGACTTTTGTACAGGGTGAAATACGACGTGTGTTAGTAACTTGTTAGTCGAACCATTTTCTGATCCTTCATAGCTCTTCAATCCTAACTCATCAAAAACAAAATCACCATTGAAGTTTGTAGTATTGTCAAAGGCCGCCTGTCCTGTAGGCTCACCATAATCCAATGTGCAAGTGCAGACTATGTCGGTGTACTTGTTACCTGCCGTGTGCCTCACTTCCATTTTGTTCCTGGTTGTGTCTTTGTTAGTTGCAGAGTTATCATCTATAACTTTGTAATATGTTTGATTATACAACGTGGCGTTTGTACCTGTAGAGTTTGGTGTAAGGTAAGTGATTATACCTGTTGGATCAACTGAAGTCCCTCCATTCCCGAAAGCCATTTCGTGTACAAATCCTGTAGTCTTATTTGCTAAAGAATTTGCCAATGCCTGAGACATGTTTTCATAGTGTATTGCGTTTCTTTTGTCTACTATTACTTCGCCTGTCTCTGGGTCAAAAATCTTAATGTGTCCCGTCATCATAACACCCGTATTATCTTGAGGCTTCTTGTTCTCTTTTTTTGATTCTATTGGTTTATTGTCCTGTGTCATCTAGTGTATTTATTCAGGTGCGTTTGTAGGCTCATTAGCAATGAATTTAGCCTGTTGAGTAGTTGAAGCCTGTAATCCTTTACCATCTGCTGGATTACCATCTTGTGCCGTGTACCAGACCTGTCCTTTCTTGTGTAATATCTTGATCTGTGTGCCTGAAGCAGGTACTGTGCTTAAAGTAACAGCAGTGGTGCTTCCGTCCACAGAATAGTTTATAGTTGATCCATCCTCGCTAGTGAGCAACAATCGTTGGCCACCAATGAATATGTCTAACTCACTAGCGGATGATGGTGCTTGTGATAGTGTAAACGTAGCCGTGCTACCGTCACCTGTAAAGGTGTTGGTGTACACAGTGTCCGCATAAGGGATGGTTTGAGTACCAGACGCATCTACCACTTCAGTGCCTGATCCATGCTCCTTAATTCCTGTTCCAAGTGTTCCACGTCTAAGTTGTCCCAACGTGTTACCTGATTTTGTAAAGTATTCTATTCTCTCTTTGTCAACAAACACAACTCCAGGAACATTTGCAGATGCGTTTGGTGAAGGCAACAGTGTTGCGTCTTCAACAGTCATCTCCTGAATTCCTGCTGTCATGTCTATTGTTAATTTTGTGGTTGAGGTTTTGCTAATACGTTTATAGAAAGTTCTATTCAACATATCTTTGAAGATTCTAAATCCTGTTGCACTGGTCGCCGAGTCAAGTGCAAAGTAAAGCACATCTAATCTGTCTGTTGTTGCTATTGTTCTTCCAACAACAGTAATAACATTTTTGGTTACAGTGTAATCATATCCCTGTATTAGTTGGACACCGTTTAGCCAAACAAATGTGTAACCAGCATTTAAAGTATCAAATCTTAAATGGAATTTTCCTTCTGTTGCATTAGGGTATGCCGCTGATCTTGTGCTTCCTGCCAAGGTCTCACGTCTAAATTTAGTACCAAGTGCATTGTTAATAGTAGTAACGGAAAGTTTATCATTCAATGAAATTGGATTTCCATCTGCGGTCAATTCAGCAGGATCTAAAATAATGTCTGTGCCCTCGTTGTAGTACTGGTAGTCCACCAATGTAGTAATTGCAATGACATCGTTGGCCGAAGGCGCTGTTGTGAAACTTATTCTGTCAGGATTTCCTGCCACGTCTGTGGTTATAGAAGTGGTGTCTGCCGTTGACAATGATGAGTCTGCTGTTGTTGAAACACCTGCCAAATCAACAGTGTAGTCTGTGCTGAGAGTCTGTAGCACTCCATTTTTATGGACCTGTATCTGCGATGCACTTGTTATCGTTTTGGAAGGATCTACTGTCGAGTCTTCACCTAATTCGTTTGTCCACGAGGAATCCTCACCTATCCCGGTCAAATTATTAAACAAGAATCTTGTAGTGGTGCCGTCACCTAGATAGTAACTTATGTCTGGGCCACGCAACATTTTTCCATTCAATTCTATCAGCGTCAAACCAGAAAGTGGTCCTATTGCTCCGGGCGGATATGTCAAAGTGTATCTGTTTGTAGATCCATCATACGTGATAACCTCATTTCTCACACTGGCAAAACTCCTTGTCGAAGTTGTTGTCTTGTTGAAGCCTGCTATCTGTATAAAAGAACTTGCCGCTGGAGCGGAGTTGAACACAACCGTAATTGTGTTTGCAGTGTTAGTAGTTGTGTACGAAGTTGTCGGCACACCGTCCACAGTAACATAGATGTCTGATGTTGTTGAATCTAGGTTGAACTCACCTCTTGTTGATGTCAAATATGCCGTTGTGCTTCCATCACCAGTGTAAGTGTTCAAAACCCTGTAGTTCTCACCTGATATGGCAAAAACTTTGGTTGATATCACAGTGTGGTTGGCTGGTGCTGTTCCAAATGTAATTGTTTTGTTACCAACATTTATCGTGTAATCTGTTGTAAGTTTCTTAACTGTTCCGTCTACAGCGACAGTCACCGACCCAAGTGATCCCGGGAAGTCACCGATACTGAAGATTGTTGTAGTTCCGTCACCTCTGTAATTCTTTTCACTTATGAATGGCACCCCTGACTCTGGAGATGTGTATACCTTGATGTCCAGTGTGTCAAATAGTTGCCCTGGCACAGTCTCTTCAGGAGCGTAACTTGTGTCTGGTGACACGAAATCATCTCCCTCTAAAAGTATATCACTTGGTGCGTGTCCGAGTGCTGATGTGAACAGTCCACCTTTTACTATTGAGTCCAGCGTCCTGTCATCTGTTGGTGTCAATACACCGTCATCATCAAATGGGATAAATTCTACCAATGCATTTTCTTCTGGCGTTTCACTAATGCTAAATGTTGCCGTTGAACCGTCTCCGTTGATTACGTCTGAAAGTTTTCTCCTTGTGCTGTCATCTTGTGTAAGATAGACTTGGTATACTTCTGTACTTGCTGGTGCAGAATCAAAAGTGTATGAAGCAGTAGAACCATCTGCCCTAAAGGCTTTGACCCTTGAGTCTCCATAATTGTCCCATGGAAAATCATACCAGCCCGCTTTGTCCCAACCTGCTTCTTGCGAGAACAAAAGCCCTGTAACCATTGTTCCGCCATAGTCAACGCCTGTCATTACCTGATCAAGTTCGTTGCCTGGCATGTTGGATCCAGGTGTGTAAAAACCTTTGGTCCTGTCTGCCGCTGTCAATCCAGTTTCATTTCCATATATTTTGTATACGCTTCCGATGTTGTCATCGAAATCTGTGCTTGACGTGAATGCATTTGTTACCTTGTACAACTGATTGCTGTGTCTGATTAAATCGTTGTATGCGTATGCAGTGCTGGCCGTCCAGTCCACTACCTGTGAAGTGCTTGAGACTCTATCAAATTTAATAGTGGTGTCGAACTCTCTTACTAGATCGTTGTTCAGGTTAGCATATGCTTTGGCAGGGTCTGATGGCGCAGAGCCGTCGGCCTTGCCGCCTGTCAGAACAACCGTTGGAGTCTTGATGTAGTTTGAACCTATTCCTGTGACAGTAATTTTTGTAACAACACCATCCTGCACGATCGCTGTGGCAGTCGCCGCAGTTTCGGTAGATGAATCATCAACTGTGATAGACACAGTAGGTGGTGTTTCGTATCCTGAACCTCCATGGTACACAGTGATAGACTGAACGTGTTTACTGTAGTAATCGTGCCACATCTGCCATGGGTACTCTGACAGTTTGCTCGAGTCGCCTTGGATGCTTAAAGATCTTATCTTGCCTGTGGATTCGTCATAGAACGGAGGATTGTCAAAGTCTGTGTATATACCGTCTTGCGTTTCTGTGTTTGTGTATCCTAGTTTGTACTCCCTTAATTTTGTATGGAAAGGTTTAACTTCGTTGATGTAACTTTCTATCCAACTGTCGGTCCCGCTGGTGTAAGTTTTCCTCTGATCTAATTTCCTTACAGAGTTTGTAACATTGACGAATGAAGTTTTGAACATCCAATCTACGTAAGTTTGTTCTGAAAGCACACTCCTTAGACCTGTAAAGAATAATGTGTTGTACTCACCTGCAAGGTCATTGATGAATAGATCATCCCTCAATGCAGTCAAAATATTTCGTGTTTCTGTTGCAGGTTCTTGGTCGAAGAAATTATCATCAAAGTTGTCCTGTCCTGCAAATCCTGTTGCGTCTTGCGAATAATCATAAAGCGTAGTCGCTAATCTAATGGTGCCATTCTCTGTGCCGACGTTAATCCACCCGTCTGCATTTTTCATAAACAATTTCCATCCACCTGTGTCTGCGTTGGTCACTTTCACGTGTTTACCTATTGCGAGATCCAATGTGTCTAGTTCGTACTGAAATGTTACTTGCTTGTCGATCGGTGTGTTTTCGCTGTGTATCATTTCGTGTATATCTGGATCTGTGCCATACCAGTCAACGTAACTCCAATAGGCTGATGTGTTGTATGTTTGCAGTCTTGTCCTCGACCATTCTGTGCCGGTCCATTGGTATATTGCCCAGTAATTGTTCGCAGTCTCGTCTGCTTTCACTAGGTAGTTCACATTACCAGACAGATCCGCTGTGTTGATGTAGGTCAGTTCAGCGTATGTGTCTACCGAACCGTCCCACTCCAGGCTCTGTGCTGTGGGCTCTGGATCTTTGGCGTCAAGATTGTCTAAGTTGAATTGTCCCACCAATTGATATTTCAGCAACACACTATTTGCGTAATCGATTATTTCTTTAAGGGATGAATACCTATCAACATACCAACTCTGTCTTGGTCTGATGTTGTTACCGTATCTTTCGTTCACAGGCAAATTGAGGTCAGGCACTAAGTCGCCTGCAGTATTTTTACCGATCAACGAATCCCACCATCTTGTCTCGAGGTACGCTCCTGGTCTGTAGTCCTTATCTCCCTCACGTGCTAGTTTCCAGACACTGTGTGAGTCACCACCGAACGTGTTCGATCTTATATCTATATTCAAAACTATTTCTGATTTGTTAAGTCCCTTAACATTGTTAAGAATTAATTTATTTGTGTCACTCACTGCGTAGTATTTCATGCCGAAGAGTTTCGGATTGCTGATCAGGTTGGCAACAAATCCCACTGTGTTTTTTCTAGTCACAACACTGTTGCTTGGAATACTTGTCAGGTCTTTTAACCAGTAGTAATACACATTTACAAAAGTGTCCAATTTAGAATCATACGTTTGTACCACTGTGTACTGAGAATCATCTCCGTGGAGAGCAGTTCCATTAGTGTTTTGACTTGGAAGCAATCTTGATTCAACCCATTCGTAAATGTCGATGCTGGAACCAGGGAATATCTGTCCCCAGTGGTTAGTTTTATATTCTTGTGTATCCTGTTCGTACCACAGCCATTTTACTTTAGACAGATCCCACCAAACTTCTCCCAGGTGTTCCTCTGCCCAATGAGTCTTGCTGTTTGCATTGGCGCCAAAATTGTAGTGAGCAGGATCCCAAGATGTCTTGATGTTGATCTCTCTGTCTGCTATTCCAAGGATTCTGCCTTTTACAGGATCATATAAGTCATAGTAATCTTGTAACTGTTTTGTCCGACTGCTGAATTCAAAAACCTTGCCTAATTTTTCTATGTCGATAAATGCAGTTTCAGTTACCAAGTTACTCCAAGCATAATCGCCATTTTTTGTAAGGTCAGAGCATAATACCGTTCCGTCATTTGTAATTTTCGTGCTTCCATCCGATCCCGCATTTCCGTCATCCTTTGGTGCTCCCACCAGCACTGTGTTGTCCACTACGCACACACCTCGTGCAAAGTCGTCGTTCTCATTTACATTGTTGCCCATCAATCTGTCATCAACCACATACTTGGTATTATACATAGTGGCCGTAAATGCACCGCCTGAACCCGTGTTATTATCAACAAAGTTTGTGTCTTGAAGATCAAATGTTGTTTCACCACTGTCAAATTTCATTTCTCTCGAGCTCGCAAAATTTTCAGCACCTATAATAAGCCTCGACCCATCATGGTTACAATCAATGCTGGTTCCAAATTTCATGTTGGTATGTGAACTTGGAGCACTTATTGTCTGTTGTAATGTGTAAGTGTTTGTTGAATCATCGGCATTCCACTTGTAGTAATAAATTGCACCTGCATCAGGATCTGTTGTACCGTCAACACCAGGTGCCCCGATTATAAGTGTTGTACCGTCTTTGCTCATTGCTATTGCATCACCAAATTTTGTGTTTACTGTTGAACCGTCACTGGCCACTCCAGTCAGTGTCTGGGCAAGTGCAAATGAATTTTGTGTGCTTCCGTCGTTGCTTTGTGATGTCTTTATGAATATCTCCACCTTACCAGCGTTTCCTGGTGCAACCGAACTCACTGCAAGGATGTCACCGTTGTCGTTTGCGGCTATCCTGTGTCCAAATCTCTGTCCTGATCCACCATCCGGCGCTTCTATAGTGTAGTCCTGTGTCCAACTGTCATAAGTGGAACCATCTGCACCTATTCCCCAAGTGTACATGTACACCCTACCTGTGTCACTAGTGTGTCCGGGGGCAGACACAAACAAGTATTTGTCAGGTGTGGCCCTTACCGAAGACGTGCCTGGTTCTGATACTTTGTGTGCCCAACCAAAATTCTGTGATGCCGCATCTACGGGCGGACTTATTGTGTTTAATATTCCGTACCTAAATGAACTTGGATCCCATAGATAAAGTTTGACCAATCCTGAATCATTGAACCTTGTGCTTCCATCCGATCCTATAGTGTTGGTGTAAGGTGCTCCTGCAACCACAAAGTTTTCATCTGTACTCATCGACAACGATTCTCCAAGTCTGCTGGTGTTGTCATCGTTTTCAGTCATTGTTACTGTTGCCTGGGTCTGTAAGGCAGTGCCTGCTTCTGTTGACGACCTGAATAGGAAGTGCACCTCGCCTTGTGCTTTTCCTGGAGCAGATGCAACAACTGTTCTTCCATCGTTACGAGCAACTATCCTATGTCCGAATTCCTGTTCTGCTGTGCTGGAGTCTGGTGACAGTACTAAAGTAGAAGTGTAAGGATCTTGCTTCTCATACACTCTCCATAAACCTGAACTGTCTGCGTCTGCAAAAACCTTGTCGCCCTCCTGGCCTATCGAAACGTTTTTGTCAACGTATTCATCAAATTGTAAAAGGTCATTGACGTTGTCCATCGAATTCAACCTAACCGAAATAAATTTGTAAACGTTTCCGTAACTGTCCGCTGTAGATCCATCCTCTAGTCCAGGTATGAATCCAACGTTGCCATCGTAGTCTATGATCACAGTTTTGTGATCTGGCGTTGCTTGTACTTGGTACACGCCGTTGAGAGTTTCTTCTTCACTGTTTGATATTGCAAAGTAGTCTGCCTGGGTGCTGGTTGTACCGGCAGTTAGGTTATGACTGCCTGAAAAAGTTATCTCCAACTGAGTAGAGTCATTTATCAAATTAATATTTTCAATGGTAATCTTGATGTTTGTCAATCTCACCACGTCCCAATCGTTATTGCTTTTGTTAGCAAACCAAATAAGATCGTTTTTGTTCAATGCATTTACGTCTAGTCCTGTCACGTCAGCAATATTAAAGAATGTGTGTTGTACCTGTGTAAGTTGTGGATACCCTGCTGTCTTGAATACCTGTGCTGTGTCTCTGCTGACACCTTGCTTGGTGTAGTCTAATCTCTTGAATGTAGTAGACGCAGTGTATTCAACAGGTGTGTAATAAAAATCGTCTTTGACAATACCCTCCGATCTTGCGTACTCTTTGGTATCATTGCTGTTATCTAGTAGTTCTATACTCTGTGGATTGGATGATATCTCATCATCCTTGAGAATAATTTGAATATTTTCTATCGAATCTGTGTTTCCAAAATTTCCTGTACGTATCATCCATTCTGGATACATGTCGAGCGTGATGTCCTCGCCTTCATATTTTGCCTTAAGTATTTTGTCTATTGCATTTTGGGTTCCTTTTTCTCTGATGTAACCTTGGTAAAACTTATACTGCGAAACGTCATTTACAAATAAATTTTCTAAATAATCTCTGCTTTGATAACCTATCAATCTCTGTGCAAGTTGCTGTTGTGATTCATCAAAGTTGTTTGTTTCCAACTCATAGAAATCATTGAACTGTGAGATTTTGTAGTCAAAGTTAGGAATTAACTGTGGCGATGGTTTACTATCTTTCAAGGTCCAATTACTGGAATCAAACTTGCTGTAACTATTGTGGTTAATTTTAGCAACGTAGAACTTTCCTTGGTATTCAACACTGTCTCCTAACCTGTAGTCCGTGTTGGCCACCCAATATGTCACTTGTGCAGAATCAAAAACAAAGCCTGGTGCGTAGTAATCACCGTTCCATCCGCCTGTCTTCCAGCCAACTAATTTCAACCTTTGCTGTCGGAATCCTGTAAATGGTTCATAGATTATATCTGAGAACACAGTCTTGTTGTCAAACAATAGCATGTGTTCTTTTTGCACAGTGTTTAGTGCAACATTGTATAGGCCCACTGAGTCCGATTTAATCCCAAGTTCAAATGTCTTGCCGATACGTTTCGTTGAAACTTCTTTTATATCTATTTTCCTTCCGCCGGAATCTAACAGTGAGTAGTCTCCTGCAAGGTTACGTAATTTTCCAACTATGCTGTTATTTGTATCTAATTCAAATCCGTCCGCCGCCGGTGACACTGTGATAGCAGATCCTGACGCCCATTCCTGCGTTGTCCAGAATAAAAACTCTCGCACAGCGTTTCTCCAGTTCAGTGTCTCTTTTAATTCATTAGAGAATTTATTGAATCTAAACCCTTGTGATTCAAGCCAGTGTCCGTATCCAAACAAGAAGTCAGTGACATCCTGTATGGTGTTAAACACATGACCATAAGGAATGGTTTGTGTTGTTTCTCGGAATGTGCTATATTGTTCAACCCGTACTGAACCTGGAACTGATATCGCGTTAGACGTCGTGGCTTTAATAGGATAGTTAAAATTGAAATACGGTTTTGCAGTGCTGTAACCAAGCACTTTAAAACCTCCCAACAACGTTGAACCATCTCTACTTACATCTGTGTTCCTTTCTACAAGCACACCACTGTAGTAGAAACTGTTTACAGGATTAGAAGTTCTGAAAAGAATCTTGTAGTTTTCATCTGGGATGAATTTTGATCCTGACGTTGAACCAGGAGACACACTGTCAGTGAGAACCTTTATGTTGTCCTTGTCTGTGAATCCTCCTAATTTATATCCAAGTTGCACTGTGATACCTTTCATTTTGTCATAATAGAAAGTTTTAGGATTCAAATTTCTAGATATCAAATAATTGACTATGATTGGCTGATAACCTGCTGTAAGATACTTCGTGGTTACCCCTGTGTTGTTGTCTGTGGATGTCTCCAAATGATATTTGGCATTTGCTAAAGTTCTTCTTACTGACGTGTCTGAATCTATTTGGTTGCCCGAAATATTAGTGCTTAATCTTGAAGGATCAAATAGGTTAGAGAAAAATTTTGCAGGTTTTGTTAGTGCCAATACTTTTATGACACTGAACGGGTATGAACTAGATCTTCTCCAAGAAGTTTCTGCTGGTGCATGATCACCAAACTTCCAGGCGTTCTGCCTGCCTGGTATGTCATACTGTAATACAAGTCCGGCCGCCAACGGATCTAACAAGTTTCCTGAAGCGTCAACAGGAAGGTAAGATTCTATGCCAGGTTTACCGTATCTGCCTGTTTCTGTTGCAATGGCATTCCATAGAACACTGTTTCCAGAGGTGTATGGTGCCGCACCGTACGTGGCTTCCCAGTCTGTTGGTTTTTCTGAATGTCCAAACATTTCCCATGGTCTAATATGAGGAGCATCTGTGTCATAGAAATGTTTGTAAACACCTCTCCAGTGTCCTGCCATTTTTTCACCAGTCAACTTGTCAGTAGACCTTGCAAAATTGTAAGTGAAAGGCGAACCCTCAGTGAAAGCAGTGTTGTTGATGTACTGTACGTTGTTTCTTCCTGCCCACTTGTAGAAGTCGGTGCCCATTACGTCATTTATTTCAGTAGTAGTGTACTCAGTTGTCTTGAATGCACTTGGAACGACATCATTGATGTCCACTAGTGTTGCATCGTAAGATGTTTTGAGGTTATTGTATATCCTTTTTTCAAGTTCTAGTATTAGATCATCACGTTCGTCTCCGTATGCTTTGATGATACTTCCGTCGTGTTTTCTTATCACGGCGGTATCTGTGATGTAGGTGGTATCTGTGAAAGTTTCTGGTGTGAACTTAGGATACATTCCTAATTTTGTTGGCGAAGGTGGCATGTAACTGCCTGTCGTGTCAGCGTAATCTTTTATTACAATCTTGTCTCCCTCTGCGAGAGTTTTTGTTATGTTTATGCTGTCGTCTGTTGTGCTAAAAGTGTAATCAGTACCAAGTAATAATTGTGTATCATTAAGGTACACATACACTGCTCTGTTACTTAATGTTGTTATATCATGCTGTGAATCCAAAGCGTAGTCAACTTGGGATGAGCCCAGCACTGTGTATGTTCTTGTAGACACATTTTCTCCCCAACCTAACATGTCTTCGTAGTAGAATGGAAAACTGCTATTTCTACCTGGAGTGATGGCTGTGATTATTTCGTCTACTCTGTCCGATGCCACACCCTCGTATGCTGTGCCTGTTGCGTTGGTTAAGAAAGCATTGTACCATTTTTCATACTCCTGACTCACATGTTCAACTGCTGTAACAAAATTGGATTCTTGGTCTATTAAATTAAAAATTGCAGGCAACAAAGGTCCTTCGTGCTGATGTATGCTACCGCCTTTGAGCCTTGCGTCAGGTTTATCCCTTAGGTTAGAGACGCCTGGCACCGCCCCTGTTAACTCTTGATTTTTGTCTAGTATATCCCTAACATGATTCAATACCTGTCCATATGTAAATGTACCAAGGGCGGCATTCAAAGCATTTGTTGATAAGTTTTCCGGTATCTCGTATATTCCTTTATCGGCAACTTTGTCTGCACTGCTGGAGCCTGCTATCCTTATTTGATCATTTACTTCTTGATCTTCATTAAACTTGATGTATTTGTTTTTTGTTCCATTTACTATGGTGTAATCCGTTGTGAGTGTTTTCCTTATGCCGTTAACAGATACAGACTGTTCTATGTCTGTCAATTCGGCGGAATCCTTGTAGAAGTCTATCGGGAACAACTTTTTCTCTTTTGCATCCACGATAAAAGTACGGATGACACGCTGTTTGCTTTCCGTAGTCCTCTTTATCCACGCACTTCTGGAATTGTGAGTCGCCCTACCTGTGGTGTAATGTAGGTGTCCTTCTGCAAGATTTTTGGTCACGGTCGTTGTGCCGCTTTTGTATGTGAATGTTCCTGATGTGTGATCTGATTCAAAAACTATGTCTCCAACATTGTTAATGGTGTTGTATTTTACTTTTATTCCCAACACCGTATCTTCTGTTGCTGAATCACTTGTTGCAAATTCAAATACTTTTGCTCCTGCGAATGTTGAGTTTGGATAAGCGGTTGGATCAGCAAAACTTGTGTGGCTTTCATCAAACATGGCAAACAATGGTTGCTGGTTGACGCCTGTTTTCTGTTGTGCGTCTTCGTATTTCTCTGTAGTGGAATCGTAGTAGAAAGTTTTTCCTTGGTTGACCGTTCCAAATTCTATGAAGATTGACTCATCATTTGCTGGCGTGGCATCTGAGGCTTCGGTCAGATTTATAACTTGCGTTGAATCTCCTGCTGTCACAAAGTTGACTTCATAAATTTTGTTTTTTACGATAGAGTCCGTGTCTGCGGCAAAGACCGCCCTCATTCCTTGAGACAATGTTATACCGTCAATGATATAACCTGCCTGTCCCACCACGTCACTGAAAGCATCTGTCGTCACTGTGTCAAAAACGGTCACAGATCTCTTCGCTACAGTACCATGATTGTACAATGCAAGTCCCGAATCGAACTCTATGATAGGTCTTTTTGCTCTGTCGTCCTCGTCAAGCGATGGGGTGAATCCACTTACGTCTGCTGTTGCTTCGATCACTGATCTGTGGAACCATCTGTTGTATCTAGACCAGGCATTGTGATCCAGTGAATCCCTCTTGATTGTAATGTAGTCTTTACTGTCCGGGGTGTAAAATGATTTAGCGTAAGGTCTGGAATCATAGCCAACTGTATCATATAACACAGTCGTCTCTGTGGCGTAACTACCAGGAGTGATTAGATCATCAACATCCGTCAATGTAATTGCATCGCCGACACCCTCAACATAGTATTCTTTGTCTTGGTACGCAGATGCAACGTTGTAATTCTTGAATTTGATCTTCATGCCGTTCGAAAGATTTAAAGTTCTCAAACTGTAATTTTTAACTCCTACTATGTCATCCTCAACATTAATTTCCGTGGTGCTGGATGCAGTCTTTATTTGAAGTATACCGTACATGGCGTCGTGGTTACCGCACTGGTAGTATAGGATGTCAGGGGCGTCTGTTGGGACCACAAATGTAACTGTGCCCTCATCTGCTCCTGCGTTTGTCACGCCCGACGTATAGAATAAGTTTGTTGAACCATCCTTGTATGGCTCCGTCATGATGTAAAACGGATGTCCCCTGGCGTTGACGTTGAATTTGTAAGTGTTGCCCCTGTAAAGTTTTAGTTCAGGATTGTTTTCATTCTCTCTGTGCGTAAAATTGTAGGCACCTTTGAGTAAATTCTCAACTGAATATTCAACCACTGCTGATGGACCAACCGTATCTATTTCTATGGATCCAGGCCCAGATGGCATCCAGTAGTATTCCCTGTAGTTGACCAATTTGTCATAGTCTATGGCCGGGTTCCAACTGTAAACAGTTTCTTTGTTCAATCTGTCGTGATTGTTGACCTTGCCACCAAAATACTTTATCTGATTGATGTAATCATCATAGGTTCCAGTGAACTTGACCTGGTCCTCAGGATTGACAGACACTGTGTCTCTGGTTGTGTATGTTACTGTGGGCTCTAGTTGGTAGGCCACTCTATCTCTACTTGTTGCAGGTAGATATCTGTCTGTCACTTCTCTTGTGTAGGCGTCTTGTCTGCCTATAAACCCATCGAGCCTCTCCAAAGAACCTTTCTGTACCAATGGATCCATTGTGCTTGCCAGAAATTTCTGATTGGCATCTGTTCTATAGAAAGCAGGAAGGTGCTGTACAGTACGCCTGTACTCATTTGTGCCTTGCTTTACAACTTCGTTATTAGTTAAAGAGTTTGTGGGATTGTCTGCCATTAGTATCCTGACCCACTACTGCCGGTACTTGAACCGGAACCTGTTGTAGTAGAGCCTGACACTGCTGATCCTGTTGTGGTGTTGGTTGTGGCAGTTGACGTTGATGTGACCACAGATCCTGATGCCGCCAATTGGTTGGCCCCAAGTGCTGTTATGGTTGTCACATCATCAACGGTGGCCCCACTGATGAAAATTTCGTCCGCCGCTGAATCTACCTGGAACAGAGACCCAAAACTCTGTCCTGATTGATTGGGGACAATCACAGCAGTCAGTAAGTCTGGTGCTAGTTGATTGTGTATGTAGGCGGTTAGTTCTGTAAAGTAAAAAGTATCTCCAAAATCCCAGTTGTCCAAGGCAAAAAATTCATTTATAGCGGCTACGACCCTTGTTTTGATCACAGCATCTGAGATGTTTGTTTTTGGATTTTTGACAATCTTAAATGTTGCCTGTAATTCTTCTTCTGCATTTGCACCAAAAAGTATTTTGTATTTCACAGGATGGTAGATTATCTGATCTGATAATGATTTCAGCGGGTTAAGTGCGCCTGAGTAATTGATCCTCAATTGATCCGACGTAGACACAGATGGTTTTGTGCCTTCGTCTTGCAACCAAATCCTATACAGGTTATCGTATGTTCTTTCTAGCAAGTACACATCAACAATGTTTGACACGCTTGGATCTATCCTTGTCTCTTGACCTGCATGGTGTTTGTATTGGAAGTTTATTGAACTCCTGCCTTTTCTTGCAAGGTAATCAGTGCTTGTTGCCAATGTGTTAGTTGTTGAACTGTATGTTTTAATTACATCTTCGTCCTGGGAATAGAAATAAAACAACTGTCCATCTGTGTAAGTGCTAGTGTTAAGGTTGATGTCTGTCTCGTTTTCGCTCACAACGAAGTTAGTTGCGGCGTAAGGTCTGTACCTCTCAATGTTGTCATAGGAAGTGTATTTTTCAAAGAACACAAACTTAGTAGATTCTGACACTGTGGGTTCCACAAATATATCGAATATTTCTGGGTTGTCTACTACACCGTCATCGTCATCGTCAAAGAAGCCAACTTTCACTCTCCTGTTATCCCTGAATCCATCAATCTCAGTAACCACATCAGTGACCTGCCATTTTATAGGGTAGCCTATGCTGTTACCAGTTGAAACTATGCTGTTTGTTTTAAGTATGCTTACAGTGTCTTTGACACTTTTGCCTGTTTTGTAATCGTAAATTTTTTCTTCAACATCATAATGAAATTTGTTTTGTGATTCTGATTCAAATATGTAGTCTAGTTTCCTGTACTGCACAGTGTATGTGTTTCCGTCATTTGTGAATTTGAACCACCAACTTGCGTCAGCGTTTGTGCCTGCAGTTGATCCTGTGTTGGCCAAACTAAACGTAGAACTGGTGCTTAGGTTTGTTGAGGTTATCACTTTCCATGTCTCTGTTGCGACGTCATACCTCAGACCAAAATCCTCATACGCTTCTATTCGTGCTAGTAAGTCTGCTTCTAAAGTTGTGCTAAATGAAGTTGTCAAGTTTGGAATTATTGCATTTATCACAGCACCTTGTGGGACGATGTTTGACAAAGTGATAGGACCTACACCTGATTCTAGATTACCAGTTCCGCCATTGGCGCCATCACCTTCAACAGCACCTATCTTGGCCCATAGTCTGTCTTCTGCCTCGTCTGTGCCTGCGGTAACCAAAGTTCCATTTTTGAACTGCCTGGTGTCTGGAGATGTAAACTTAACAAGTGCTCCGGTCTTTGCAAATTTTAAATTGGAAGTGGCAAAATCGCCTATAACCAACGCACCACCTGAGGTAAAGTACCCTGTGTTTGTGTTCGTTGACGTGGTTGTTGAATTCCATGTGGCTGTAAGTGTGCTAACATCTTTAGTATCATACTTCAGATAATAGAATTGCCTAGCGTATGCTTCTTTTATTTTGGGCTCAACAGATTTGTCGATAGTGGATTGTATGTCACTTTTGTTGTTCCACGTGAATGTGAATTGCTGTGTTGATTCTTCTCTGTAAAGTATACCATCTTCGGCAAACACGTTAACGTTTGAGTATGCTCCTGTAGGATCTAAGATTTCTTTTGCCCTGGATATTCCAGACGCGGACCTATTGACCGATCTTACTTTAACGATCTCCTGTGATGCAGACAGCGGAACAACTTGATAGTCCTCTGCTGTGATCATCCTGTTCTGTGAGTAGTATACCTGTGATGCTTTTTCTTTAATGTTATCATTTGACTCGGTGGCCGCTGAATTATAAACACTTGCCTTTAGGCTGATGCTCATTGACAATGCCTGCTGTGCACCGTTCACGTCTGTGTAAGGCACGGTCAACTCAACATTCTGCATATCGCTTGACTGTATTGCGTACTTGGCGTTGTCGCTAACTCTATAGTAAGTCCTGAAACTGCCCAACGGTATGTTTGAGAAGTTTCCATCACCAAAAACTAAATCCACTGTGTCGTTGTTTTTTGTTACTACGTTGTATGTGTTTCTCTCTGTTTTTGATAACGAATTGTAAATTGCATTGTTGCCTGACAGTGAAGGAACCTTCGTCCATTCCTCTGCCAACTGTCCAAACTGATCTAACTTGTAAAGCCAAACATCTGAATTGTTGATATTTGACGAGTCTACATTCTTGACATAATTTGTTACTGATGTATCCACGGTGAATTCTTGGTTTTGCATGGTACCTTGTTTAAACAAAAAGAAGAATCCTGTGTTGTTTGAACTATCCCCAGACCCATCTGTTCTGTACGTGTAGGTCAGTCCTGCACCTGGAATTGGATCCGACTCGTAAATTGATTCTGAGCCTGTGATAGTGCTGGGCACTATCTCAAACGATCTAGATATTCCACCTATTGCTTTCTGGAATTTGAATATAGGAAGATCCAACTGGTTTGAACTTAGTGTGTAAACTTCTGTGTCAATTCCACCTATTGTTCCTGACTCCCTAGGGTTGCCAAATAGTTGTCCTGTCTGGTTGGCCGCATTAAGTATGGCCGTAAATTGTTCTCTGTAATTTGCATTAGCACTGTCATTCCATATTATCGTACTGTTTGCAAGATTTGTTCCTGTGCTGTCAGTGACATCCTGGCTTGTTGATATTGAATCTATCTTCAGCATGCCTGTCGCCGGTTGGTTCCTCTTTGCGTTGTAGTTTATCAACCTTGCTAATCGAAGCACTGAATTTCTTCTCTCTGCTGTCTCGAGGAAATTTTCTCTGGCGTTCAAGTCGACCCTGAAAGACAGAGCCTGTGAAATGTACGCTATAAGATCTATCAGAGCAACGTACTCAGAACTCTCTACGAAATCATTGAAGTCGTCTGGATAGTTCTCTTGAAGATATGCTACCATGGTCCTTCTTAGAGTCTCGAAATCGTAAGATTTGAAATCTGCCTGTTGGAAGGCCTGGTAGATCTTTCTCCAATCTTCCGCTACTAGTAATCTGTTTTGTCTATCTGTTGTGGCCATTGTGTATACAACGGTATTTATGTGTTAGGAAATGTGCGTATATTAAGATAGACGCAATAAGGAGTTTTCGTCGAAATTGAATCGTAATTTTTCTGTGATGTTAAGGGGAACATAGGTTATAGTGGCCTGTATGGCTATGCCCTTATCTGCCTCTGATACTAGTATGTCTTCTGTGGCTATCCTCGGATCTGCATTGAGATTGGCTGTAATATCCTCTACTATAGCGTCCTTTAGATCTTCTGTGAACGGTTCGAATATAGCATCGTATATTATAGTTCCAAACTCTGGGTTCTCGACCCTCTCGCCCTTACGCACACTTAATCTATTGATCAGGTCTTGCTTGGCAACTTCGAAGTCGTACAGTTTGAAGTTCTGATTGTCCGCACGTGAACTGAAACCCTTGAAGGTCACTGACTGGTTTGATAAGCCACCTGCTCCTGATCCTGAATCTCCGTATGCCATATACTATATTTACTCCCTAAAATTTAAAGAAATCCTTAATTGCACTGATTGCCTGGCTCTTGAGGTTTGCTATCTGTCCTTGGACGAAATTTATTACCTGTGCTTTGGGATCTTCTATTAATTTTTTTAACTCGTTTGCCTTGCCTACAAGGGTATTTAAATTCTTTATGGGCAGTTTAATATTGTCGTTCAGATTGACAACCTTGCCCAGTTTGTCTGCCACTGCTTTAATGCTTGGCTGTTTCAACAGTTCGGCCTTGATCGCTTGCAATTCAGTTTCTGAAAGATCTGGACTGCTTGCCTTGATATCCGCTACTGCTTCGTTGATGAAATCTTTAATCCTTTTATCACTACCTTTTCTCTCATAGGGCTCATGGGTCACAAACTGAGATACAGTAGTTTTATTTTTGATTCTGTTTGGTTGGGCTCCTTGTTTTCCTTCTGCACTCGCTCCAACACGTTGATTTGGATTATTTGGCTTCGATATGCTCCTATCTATTTCAGGGTCAAATGGTCTAAATGGTTTTGCACTGGCTATGTCTATCCCAGTACCGTCTGTATTTTCCGGAGTTGGATTTTCACCCGTGACCTGTATACCTATAGCGTCTGGTTTGAGCCAACTAGGTCCCCATGTGTCACTAGCACCTATTGAATTCATGTGTACTTGTGATCCGGCCAAATGAATCTGGCCTCCTGCCCCATGCAGTTGTGTTCCGTCTGTGAAAGATGATATACCATCCCTGGCGTAATTTCTGACAGCACCTTTCTGAGCACTATTAAAGATACCTTTTTCTCCCATGGCCAACAGGTAACCTTCTGCATTCAGTGCCACGTTAGTCTCAGATGTGAAATTGATCTGACCCTTGGCGTGCATGTTTATGTTCATGTCTGAGTGCAGGTTGAAATCCTGTTTGGTCCTCATGTGTATTCCTGCATCAGAAAACACACTTATGGTACCATCCTTGGCCATCTCGATGAATGCCTTTCCTGATCCATTTGCTAGGTACACTACACCTTCCGTGTCGTGCATCAACAGTTGGTGTCCGGAAGCGGTCCTTAATCTTGTCAGTTGATTGTTGCCATCCAAATCACCGTCATCCATTACGAAACTGTGTCCGGGATTTCTGTCTATTAGCACAGGTGAGCCACCTAGTCCTAAGTTCCTCGGGGTACCATTGATGTCGACCGGTCCTGGAGTGTTCATTCCAAAAACCTGGCTGGGCGATTCTCTCCTAGCGGATGAACTTGTGGTTCCCCTGACCTGATCCTGTACTAACCCTTCCGACTCTAGTTGTTTGGTCAGTGGATCATTGATAGGGTAATTCCATTTGTCAGCACTGGCCACTGTGTCGCCTGGGTCAAACATGTTACGATTCTTCTCACCGGCCGGCACAACATCTGTGCCATATAATTCTTGTTTGTTCTGTGAGAAATCTGTGTTGTTAGCGGCCACCCTGGTCTTGTCCGTAGAACCGTTACCTGGTACCATTTGGTTGGTCAGGGGATCCTGAACGCAACCCATCCAGAAAGCATTCGCGTTCTGATTTTCACCCTTGGCAAATATCACTAAAACTGTGGTGTCTATGTCTGGTGGCACTGCCCACAGTCCGTATGACTGTTGGGTGTCCTTGAAACTGTATGGATCGCTTTTGGAAACTGCCCTTAGACTCTTCACACCATAGAAAGGTGACAGGTACTGGCACCATGTGATCTGTGCTGGCTTGGGATCTGTGGTGTTGGTCAGTGCGGGTATGTTAACACCCAGGCGTCCCATCCTCAAGGGATCTGCCGTGGTCTTGACCGTGGCAATATACGGACCTGAGTCGTTGTCAACGTACTTCTCGTTGAAGCTCTTCTGGTTGTCCTGCGAGTCTGTGAATCCCCTCGAATCTGTGTATGCCATATGTTATTTTATCCTCTTACGGTGACGCATCTTTTAAATCATCCGCGAACTTCGCCGCGGCTTCTTTGGCCTTGCTTACAATGTTTTCCTGGATTTGGGCTTCCAATTTGTTTGTGCCTATTATTGCAGAATTAACCAGGCTTATAGGTGCACCTTCGCCAGTCTGGTTGTTCATCCTCACACAGGTCA